AATGTTGATAGATTTGAACATGGAACTTTCGCTGAATCTACGGTAGATAAAGTTTTATCAAAATATTTTGTTTTAAACGAAGAAGACAATACGGAATATCAAAAAACAAAAAAAACAAAAACAAACCAACTATACAAACAAAATAAGGAAAATGTAATTCGTCTTTCTGAATCAGGAGATCAATTGGATGTTTCATTAAATTATATTAACGAAAACCCAAGAACAAGATTAATAGGATTATCAACAAAAGGTAATTTAATTTTTAAAGAGGGATTGAACGAAACTAAAATCACAAAAAATGGTGATATTATATGAATCAACTGATTTATATTAATGGTTTAGGTCCTAACTATAAAGGAGATAATATATATGAATTTATTTTCTCTGATACTTTGGAAGTTTTTGGTGAAAATTGGGAATCAAAACCAGCAAATGGTTATCCATCTCCACCTGATTTAGAATACATAAGAAAAGTTGGAACTTTAATTAATGAAGGTGTAAGTTTTGATTTGGTTCAGAATTCAGATGTATTTTCTTTAATTGATTCTATGGATGGTGTAATTGCTATGGGTTGGGAAGTTGAAACTGACGATATTGATTTTTCATTAGTTAAACGTTTAGTTTTTCATTTTGGAGAATCTGAAGAAGATGTTAAAAACAAACTATATGAGAGAGATATAGTATTAGAATTTGAAAAAAAAGTTGTTTATGAAAACTAAAAAAAATATTTTATTCTTAATTGAGAATGGATTGTCGTCAAGAACCATTAGTTCAATGTCTAATAAACAAGTTGGTTTGTTAGTAGAAAAGTTTAAAAAACTGAAAAAGTCGGAAAATAAAGAACAAACACAAGTTGTAACACAAGTTTTTGATTCAAGTAAACCCGATGAAAAGGCAAAACTAAATCAAATGTTAAAAAACCCAACAAAACTACAAGGTCAAAATATTGAGGTCAAAGAAGACGAAGAAGATTTGGTAACATCACAAAATGTATTTTCAAAAGACGTTTCACAAGAATATACAGACCAAGAAGCTCCACATGATGAAACATCTATGCAAGATGATGGTATGGGCGATGATTCAGGTGAAAATAGATCAATGATGGGTATGTCAGAATCTGAAATTAACGAAAAATTTGAATCAAAAGCTCAACAAGGTTTATTTTGGGCTCGTTGTAATAAGTGTTCAGACAAAAAATGTAAGTGGTGTAAAATGGCAAAAGAATTTTCAGATTCGACATCTAAGAAAGATTACAAAAAAATGCCGGAAAAAATTCATCCTGAAAAAACCGTTAAATACAAAAAAAAGAAAACAAACGAAAATTTACAAAAATTTTTAGAAGATAGAATTGTTAATATTATTGAAAATAATATTGAACCAAAAATGACAAAAAAAGATTTGATTAATACGATTAAAAAAAAATCTAAAAAATCAGACTCTATGATTATCCGTAGACCAAAAAAATTAACAATGTTTTCTCACGAAGCACCTATGGAATTACCAATAGGTAAAATGTTTTCAATTGGTAAAAAGTAATATTTACAACAAACACCCATAAATGATATTTATAACATATGGGTTTTTCTAAAGAACAAGTAATGATCGAATATGTGAAGTGTATGAATGACACTCCATATGCTCTTAGAACATATTTACAAACATACGATAATACCGTATCTAAATATGTTCCTTTGGAATTATTTCCTGATCAAATTTCATTATTAAAGGATTATGAAGACTACGAGGAAAATATCGCATTAAAATATCGACAAGCAGGTGTATCTACGGTAACTGCCGCTTGGATTTCAAAAAGATTGGTATTTGCGAAAAAAACACAACCAGAAAAAATTCTAATAATTGCCAATAAACTTGATACCTCGATGGAGATGTCAAATAAAATTAGAACATTTGTTGATCAATGGCCATCTTGGGTTGGTGCCGGATTTTCTGCTGAAAAAAATTCACAAAGACATTATAAATTAAATAACGGATCTGAAGTTAAGGCTGTTGCAACATCAAAAGATGCGCTTCGTGGATTTACACCAACAATTCTTATTTTTGATGAGGCGGCCTTTATTGAAGCCGATGGTGATTTTTGGGCCGCTTGTATGGCATCACTCTCTACGGGTGGTAAAGTAATTGTAATATCAACACCAAATGGGTATGACCCAATATATCACGACATTTACGATCAGTCATTGAAAGGAATGAACCAATTTAAAATTTCTGAAATGTTTTGGTATAGAGATCCAAGATATACAAAGGACTTATATTTAGTTCCAACAGATGATCTTGTTCATTATCTTTTGAATCGAGAAGAATACGACGATTCAAAAAATATTTCTTTTTCACATACAGATCCTTATGAAAGAGATAATGAAGAACTAAAACATTTTTTCAAACAAGGATACAAACCATGTTCTTCGTGGTATGAAAAAATGGTTAAAAAACTTAAATACGATAAAAGAAAAATTAACCAAGAGTTAAATTGTGAATTCTTGGGTTCGGGAGATAACGTATTTGATAACAAACAACTTGAAGATATTAAAAATGAATCTTTGCAAGAACCTATATCAAAACTTATGGGTAACTCACTTTGGATTTGGAAAGAACCAATTGAGGGTCATAAATACATTATGGGCGTTGACGTGTCTCGTGGTGATAGCGAAGATTATTCAACAATTCAAATTATTGATTTTGATGATAGAGAACAAGTTTTAGAATATGTTGGGAAAATTCCACCTGATACATTAGCAGAAGTTGCTTATAAGTGGGGTATGATGTATAATTGTTTTGTGGTTGTCGATATTACAGGAGGTATGGGTATTACAACTGTGAGAAAAATGCAAGAACTTGGATATAGAAACTTATATGTGGATGGTGTCGATGCGTTTAATGTTTGGGCAACAAATAAAGGAAATAGTGAGAAAATACCGGGAATAAATTTTAATAATAAAAGAGTTCAGATTATTGCATCATTTGAAGAATATATTAGACATAAATTTAAAATAAGAAGTGTTCGTTTGTTTAGTGAAATGAACACATTTGTTTATATAAACGGAAGACCTGATCACCAAAAAGGACAGCATGATGACTTAATTATGGGAATATCCATTGCCATTTATGTTGGAGAGTCATCGTTTTCAAAATTAGAAAAAGCAACAGACCAAGCCAAATCTATGATTGATTCTTGGGCCGTTGTCAATAATGAATCAGTTGGAAAAGAAGCACAATTTAATCCAACAATACCTAATGATAATGTATTAAGGGAAAGGGCGGGATTTCAAAATAATGGACCAACCAGAGATGATTATCAAAAATATGGTTGGTTATTTGGGGGTTTAATGAAATAAAAAAAATGGGATTAAATTTTAGAAAAAAAAGTGGAAAAATTGCTAATGGATCAAGACTTATTGTTCCTGGTCAGCAATATCTTGGGCAAAAAGTTTTTGAACCAACTTTTAAAAACAAAAAATCAGCTCCAATCGATCGAGATTTATTGGAACAAATATTGCCGTTTTTAACACCTCCACCAACCCCATCTGTAACTCCGACAAATACACCGACTAATACACCTCAACCATCACAATCGCCAACAAATACACCTACGCCAACACAAACTCCGACAAATACGCCAACTCCGACACCGACACCACCAATACCTTTCCCTCCTACGAACATCAGTATTCCTGTAGTTTCAGGGGTAAACTCTGTTGGATCGGTGTTATTTACAACAAACGGTACATGGACTAATTCACCAACATCATATACATACCAATGGTATAGTTTAAATTATTCTGGTGGAAGTCCTACTCTACTAACAGGTGCAACTAATTCTTCTTATTTACTAACACAATCTGAAGCAAACACTTACGTTTATTGTGAAGTAACGGCAATAAATTTGTATGGTAGTGGTGTTGCTAGTAGTAGTAATAGTTCTAATTATATTTATGATAATGATTACTATGCGATTTACACAGGATACACAATTGGGCCTCCTTCGGTAGGTCAAAGTATTTTACAAAATCAACTAATGTTAGGTGTTAAATCATCGGGTGCGTGGGTTAAATTAGATTATTTCATAGTTTGTGCAACAGACGGAGATGAGTTTTATGCCTTAACTGATTGGAAAACTAACACCAGAAATTCGGTTGCTTACAGTGGATATACATTTATATCAAATCAAGGATTCTCTTTAGATGGTGTGAGTGGTTATATTGACACTCAATTTAATCCATTTACAAGTGGAGTTAATTATCAAACTTTACAATCATCAAGGTATTTTATGCCATATTCGGTCACGTCAGGTGTTTTTGATGGTGTATTGACAACACCGAATCCATTTATAAACAGTATTCAATTAGGAAACGTTGTTACTCAACGAATTAACCAAGGTCCTTTTGATCTTAATACTGCGTTTAATTATTTAAACGACCCAAGTGGACCAAAGAACATTCCATCAGTTAAATCAATCCAAAGACTTGGTAATTCGTCTCTTAGACTTTCTAATGGAACATCAATAACTGCCAGATTGGCATTTGTAACATCCGTTCAGAATAGCAATCAGTTGATCGGAAGATCAGGAATAAATTTCGGAAATCATATTGTTGCAGGATATGCTATGGGTGGTAATTTGGTTAGTCAAAATACCGCATTTGTGACAGCATGGAATACTTATATAAACGCAATATAGGTTTATGAATATATCATAAAACACAAAAAACTATTGAAATATTTATATCTATAGTTAAATTATTAATATGGAAAATAATAATCAAAATCTAACGGTATGGCAAAGGTTATCCAAAACATTTGGCCCCGATTCAACATTGGGTCAAGGACAACCAGATTATAAGTTAGACAAAAAGGAACTTTTAAAAACTCAAGACAAGGCCGAATACGAAAGGGCGAAGTTACAAAATCAACAATCATTATATCTTAGCACCAATTGGGCTAAAGTAGAAAACAATCTTTATACCCAGGCGATATATTATGAACCAACAAGATTGGCATCATTTTATGATTATGAATCTATGGAATATACTCCCGAGATTTCAACAGCTTTAGACATCTATGCTGAAGAATCAACAACACCAGATCAAAATGGATATATTCTTCAAGTTTATTCTGAATCAAAAAGAATTAAAAGTATATTAGTAGATTTATTTGTTAATGTTTTAGATATTAACACCAATCTACCAATGTGGATTAGAAATATGTGTAAATATGGTGATAATTTTGTTTATTTAAAATTAGATCACGAAAAAGGAGTAACTGGTTGTTTACAATTACCAAATATTGAAATTGAAAGGTTGGAACGAGGGATTGACTCTAGAACATTTCAAGCAACAATAAATGTTAATAGAAAGGCTTTAAAATTTGTTTGGAAAGCGAGGGATGCTGAGTTTAATACTTGGGAGGTTGCCCATTTTAGATTACTTGGTGATGATAGAAAACTTCCTTATGGAACATCAATGTTAGAAAAAGCACGTCGTATTTGGAAACAATTAGTTTTATCTGAAGATGCAATGTTAATTTATAGAACATCAAGAGCCCCTGAAAGAAGGGTATTTAAAGTATTTGTTGGGAACATGGACGATAAAGATGTTGAAGCTTACGTTCAAAGAGTTGCCAACAAATTCAAAAGAGATCAAGTTGTTGATAGAAAAACAGGAAATGTTGATTTAAGATTTAATCAAATGGCCGTGGATCAAGATTACTTTATTCCTGTTCGTGATACAGCACAAGCAAGTCCAATTGACACATTACCAGGAGCCACTAACTTATCTGAAATTGCGGATATCGAATACATCCAAAAGAAACTTGTGACAGCACTTAGAATTCCTAAGGCATATTTAGGTTTTGAAGAACCTGTAGGTGATGGTAAAAGTTTATCATTATTGGATATTCGTTTTGCAAGAACAATTAATAGAATTCAAAAATCTGCAATTTCTGAAATGAATAAAATTGCAATCATCCATTTATATTTAATGGGTTTTGAAGATGAATTATCAAATTTCACATTACAACTTACAAACCCTTCAAAACAAGCAGATCTTTTAATGATTGATGTTTGGAAAGAAAAAGTAACGTTGTATAAAGATATGGTTAGTGAAATTGCTAAATCAATTCAACCAACATCAGCAACTTGGGCCAAAAAACACATTTTTGGGTTCTCTGATGATGAAATTAAAAATGAATTGTTGCAAATTAGAATGGAAAGAGCGGTTTCTGCTGAACTTGATAATACGGCAACAATCATTACTAAAACAGGTATTTTCAGTACCGTAGATAGACTTTATCAACCAGTGACAGGAGGAACACCTTCTGGTGGCGGAGCACCTCCTGCTGGCGGTGAAGCGGGTGGTGGAGCTCCTCCTCCCCCTGCAGGACCTGAAGGTGGTGAGGCAGGACCACCAATTCCTGAGTCATTCAAAAAAGATAAAAATAAATTGATTTTAGAGTCAATGGAAGATGATTTTGATGAGGATGAGTTTTTAGATTTTCAAAAAGTTAATAGTTCTTTAGGTGATTTAGACGATCAGTTGTCAAAACTTCTTGGTGACTAATATTTATAGATATGAGTAAATTAGAAAAATTACCAGAAAAAAATTTTAAATTCATTCTAAAACGAATGTATGACGATATTGATCGATTTGGTCGAAATGGAGATTTAATTTCGCATGCTAATCAAAAAATAATAAGAGATATTTTTGATGATATTGGTATATCAATCGATCAAGATGATTTAGGATTTATTTTGGCATTATACAAGTTAAACCCTAATTTTGCTACTGAAAAAATAAAAATTCCAGAACTTCACACATATGAAGTAATAACTAAAAGATATGCTAACGTTAGTATTAGAGAATATTGGAAAAATGAAGTTAATAGTTATTTTGAAGACGAAGATGATGTTAATGATTTTATTTCTTGGTTTGGTGATGATTGGTGGGAAGGTGAAATGATTGATAGAGAAGAGTATGATGAAGAAACAACAGATACCGATATTGATGAAATAAATAAATTAACTTGATATTTATTATAAAAACAAAAAAATGAAAGTCGGAGAATTAAAATCAAAAATAGAAAATCAACTTGTTGAGTCATATAAAAAAAATTCATTCAAAGAAAATATTTTTATTTTCGAAGAATTGGTTTTGAAAAATAAAAACATCTCAAAACTTTTTTTCTTATATGATCAGTTGTCAAATAAAAAAGGACTTTCAGAAAACGTTGCATATGAATTTATAAATGAATCAATTGTTGCGTATGAAAATTTGATCAACAAAGTTAACCCACTACACTTAAGAGAATTAAATGCGTGGGTTGGTCATCAAAAATGTGAAAACAATTATGAAAAAATTGATAATTTATTTTCCACAAGTGTTCTAACTTTAGAAAACAAAATCAAAAGTAAAAAAATAATTTTAGAAAGTTTAAAAAAACCTGAAATAGAAAAAAAAGATATTATTAAAGTTCCCTTGAAGTCTATGGTGTCTGTTGCTAATAAAACAATATCAAACTTTATTTCTACTTTGAGTGAATCTGAAAGAAAAGAATTAAAAAAGATTTTGAACACCCCAAAAGACACTTTGGTTGAGAATTATAATGAAACTAAAGATTTAGTAATTGAAAAATTAACAAATCAAAAAGATAATGAAAAAGATTCTGATACAATCAAAACTATTAATCAAGTTTTAGAAAAAATTCAAACAGAATCTTTTACAGAATTAAATTTTTACAAGTTAAAACAACTTAACGAAAGTCTTTAATCTTTATTAGATTTTAATTTCTGAATATAGACCGCTTTCTTTTTACCTTCCCGTATTTTAACCGATGGTTTAACAAATTCTTTTCTGTCAAATAAAATAGCATTTTGTTTGGTACGAATTATTTTTCCCTTTAAATTTTTTAAAGATTTTTCGATGTTCCCATTTTTAACTTCAACAATTAACATAATTTTTTTTCTTGTTTGATATAAATATAATAATTGATTACAATTATAACAAAATAAACAATTAGCATATGGAAAAAATATATGAAAAAAGGAAAAACTACCAAATTAACTGGTTACCGAACATTTAAATCTAATTATGGGACAATAGACTCTCAAAATCTAAAATCGATTTTTATAAACATACAAACATGGGTTGAACCAAAAGACGAGGTAGAAAATTGGAATCGAGTTGTGTTAAATATGTCAAGATCAGTCAAACACACAGTTTTAGATAAAATAAACAAAGAAGTATTCGACACAAAATTTATAGTTGATCTAGATCTTAGAACAAGCGGACTTCAACCAAAAAAGAAATCTTTTATGAATTTAGAAATTAATCTATTTTTATTAGAATCTATGGATTTCAAATCACCAAAATTAAAAAAATATGTAAAAAGTTTAATCAAAAATGTATATGGTGATGTGTTGGCAAAAAACAAATATTTCAAATGTTATCTAACAAAAAATGGTAATCAAAAACCAATAAAAAAAGAAATTGAAACTATTTAATATTTATATATAAAAATACTTAATGGAAAATTATAAAATTTTAGGACCAAGAGAATCAGGAAAAGGAATTCTTGTTGAATATGACGCTGGATATATCGATCCAAACGAAAGAAGAAATCTTCAAATGATTAGAGAAAGTAAAAATATGTTGGATCATTCAAAACCATTTGAGTTTTATGCGGTTCTTCAAAAATATAACACCCCAAATAGAAACGGAAGAATATATCCCGAAAAAATTCTTAAAAGAGAATCTGAGAATTATAAAAAAATAATTGATAAAGGAACTTCTCTTTCTGAGTTGAATCACCCTGAATCATCTTTAATCGACCTTGATAGAGTTTCTCATCTTATTACCGAAATATGGTGGGAAGGTCCAGTTCTTTTAGGTAAGTTAAAATTATTAACAAGTCCAGGTTTTCACGAAAGAGGTATTGTATCAACCAAAGGTGATTTGGCAGCAAACTATTTAAGACAAGGTGTAACGTTGGGTATATCTTCTCGTGGTGTGGGATCACTTAAAAAGGTTGGAGAACAAAATGAGGTTCAAGATGATTTTGAATTAATCTGTTTTGACTTAGTATCTTCACCATCAACGCCAGGAGCATATCTTTTTAGTGACCCAAAAGAAAGATTAAACTTTGAAGAAAATCTTGACGAAGAAAAAAGAATTAACGCCGAAAGACAAATTGGTGAAACAGGATCAAAATCGCTTGACTTAATGAATAGATTGTCCGATTATTTGAATAAATAATAAATTATGGACGAAAAATATTTTATCGCAAAGATTACAACCGATATGGTTGATACTGAAACTGGAAAAGTTAAAAAAATGAGAGAAGAAAAATTGGTTAGAGGATACTCACCTACCGATGTTGAGGCCAAAGTAACCAAAGTTTATGAAAATTACACGATGGATTGGAGAATCACTTCAATTTCTGAAAGTAAAATTGATGAGGTTATCGAATCATAAAAAATCATTTAAATTAGTTTAAAAATTGGGAAGAGACAATAGTCTTTTCCCTTTTTTTTTGTTTTATTGTGTCAAAAAAACAATTTTTTACTTTTTGATGATATTTATTAGAAAAATATTTTATAAAAAGTATGACAAACAACAAAAATGTAGTAGAAGACGCTCTTTTCCAAATCAAGAATTTGGAGGAGACTCTACAAGAAAATGCAAAAGGAATACTTCATTCTACGATGAGTGAAGAAATCAGACAACTAGTAAAAGAATCTCTTAGAGAACAAGATGAAGAAGAGGTTGACACAGATGAACTTGACACTGAAACTGAAGTTGAGGACGAAAACATGGATGACGACATGGAAATGGAAGATGAAATGGAAATGGACGATGAGGACATGGAAATGGATGACGAAATGGGAATGGATGATGAAATGGGTTCTGACGATATGGAAGATGAGGAAGAAACTATCGATATGACGGGAGCGTCAGATGCGGAAGTTTTAAGAGTTTTTAAAGCTATGGGTGATCAAGACGGAATCGTTGTGAAAAAAGAAGGTGAAAATATTCATTTTACTGATGGAGATAACGAATACATGATCCATTTGGGTGAATCAGAAGAAGATTCAATGATGGAAATGGATGATGAGTTTATGGAAGGTTTTGATAACGAAACACTCTATGAGATCGAAATGGATGATGAAATGGGTTCTGAAGTTTCTGAATTTAATTGGGGCGGAGCTGCAATGGGAGCAATCACAGGTGGTTTAGGTCTTGGTGAAGAAGAAACTATATATGAACTTGAAATGGACGACATGGAAATGATGGAAATGGACGACATGGAAATGGATGATATGGAAATGGATGATATGGAAATGATGGAAATGGATGATATGGAAATGATGGAAATGGATGATATGGAAATGATGGAAATGGATGATGAAGATTTTGACTCAGTTATGGAATCCGTTAAAAAAGCCATTAAAACTAAAGGTGTTGGTATTGGAAAAGGTCCTAAGTTTAGTTACGACAAAAAACCTAATATGAATGGAGGTTTTAACTCCAAAAGAAAAGAAGCTTTTGGAAAAGGAACTAAAGCGATGGGAACAGGAAAAGCCAAATTCGAATATAAAGAAGGCGAAAACATGAAAAAAGGATCTATGAAAAAAGTTGAGACCAAAGAAGCGTCAAGAACTTATGGTAATGGATCTAAAAATGGTAGCCGTGGTTTAAGAAAGGCAAGAACAAACAACAGAAATTATGAATACAATCCATTTAAAATTTCGGAATCTAATGAAGTAAACTCGTTAAGAGAGAAAAATGAAGAATACAGAAAAGCTCTTGATGTGTTTAGAACGAAATTGAATGAAGTTGCAGTTTTTAATTCTAACTTGGCTTATTCTACAAGATTGTTTACTGAACATTCAACCACAAAACAAGAAAAAATAAACATCTTAAGAAGATTTGATAATGTTGAATCTTTGAAAGAATCGAAAAATCTATACAGAGCCATTAAAAATGAATTAGGAAATGGTGTAAGTAAAGAAAACTCAATAAACGAATCAATTGAAAGAACTGTGAATAAATCTGTTTCAACAGGGTCATCAGCAAATTTAATTGAATCAAAAACTTACGAAAATCCACAATTCTTAAGAATGAAGGATTTGATGACAAAAATAAAATAAACAATAAATAATAAAAACCAAAAAAAATGGGAGCATTATTAGAATCAGGTCTTGTAGGTAACATCGGGTTAAAACACCTTAAAGTTATCAAAGAAGACACAATTAACAAATGGGACAAATTAGGGTTCCTTGAAGGTCTTAAAGGCCACCTAAAAGAAAACGTAGCTCAATTATATGAGAACCAAGCATCTTTCTTGATTAACGAAGCAACTTCAGATGGTTCTTCTAACGGAGCATTTGAAACAGTTGTTTTCCCAATCGTAAGACGTGTATTCTCTAAATTGTTGGCTAACGACATCGTATCTGTACAAGCAATGAACTTACCTATCGGTAAATTGTTCTTCTTTGTACCAAGAATACAAGGATATTCAAACGCATCTTCTGAATTGGCAAACGCATATCCTCAAACAGGAGTTGGAACTGCTGGTGGTCAACACTACGCACCAATAGGATCACCTAACGGACCAACTGACGTTAACTCAGGTTATCCAGGTGGAACTGCACCTAACTATCCTTACAAAAAAGACTTGTATGACTTGTTCTATGAAGGAAATGA